GTGGTCGTCGAGTTGCATGCCGAAACAGGCGAGGTGGTGATTGGGATTGGCAAGGAAGAGGACGACAAGGTCCCCTTCGACAGCAACCTTGCTGAGGTTGTCGATCCGTCAGTCTTGCAGAGCATGTCCTCGGAGCTGATGGCTCTGTTTGAGGCAGACAAGTCTTCGCGCAAGCAGTGGGAAGACCAGTACGGCAAGGGCCTGAAGCTGCTGGGCTTCTCGTTTGAGGAGCGCACCAAGCCGTTCAAGGGCGCGTGCCCCGTTCAGCATCCCTTGCTGACCGAGAGCGTGGTGCAGTTCCAGGCGCAGGCGCTGAAGGAAATGATGCCCGCGGGCGGCCCTGTGCGTACGCAGGTCCTGGGCAAGGAAACGCGTGAGAAGTTGATGCAGGCCGAGCGCGTGCAGGACTTCATGAACTACCAGATCACCACGGTGATGGAGGAGTACACGCCGGACTTCGACCAGCTCCTGTTCTACGTGGGCTATGGCGGCTCGGCTTTCCGCAAGGTGTACTACTGCGAGGACAAGGGCCGCATGACGAGCGCCCTGATCCTGCCGGAGGATCTGTACATCCCGTACAACGGCTCGAGCGTGATGAGCGAATGCTCCCGGATCACGCACCGCGTGACGATGCCGGTGAATGCCTACCGGCGCGCCGTGGTCCGTGGCCAGTATCTGGACACCGCCCAGGCGCAGGCCGTGGCTGAGACAAGCCAGAACGTGATCCAGAAGGAGCAGGACCGCGTCGTGGGCATCGTGCCCACGGGTGGGGATGACGAAGAGATCGTGCTGTTGGAGTTCCAGGTTGACTATGACCTGCCGGGCTTCGAGCACAAGGAAGACGGCGAGGCCACGGGCATCAAGCTGCCGTACATCGTGACCATCGATGAGGTCACGAACCACGTGGTGGGGATCCGCCGCAACTGGAAGCAGGGTGACGAGCTCTATCGTCGCTGCCAGTACTACGTGCACTACCTGCTGGTCCAGGGCCCCGGTGCGTATGGCTTGGGCTTCCTGCATCTGGTTGGTGGCTTGAGCAAGACGGCGTCGGCCGCGCTGCAGCAGTTGATCGACGCGGGCACGCTGTCGAACCTGCCTGCTGGCTTCAAGGCCAAGGGCGCGCGGATCATGAACGACGACATGCCGCTGCAGCCTGGGGAGTTCCGGGATATCGACACGGGCGGCGCGGAGATCAATTCGTCGCTGCTGCCGCTGCCGTACAAGGAGCCGAGCCAGACGCTGTTCACGCTGCTGGGCTTCTGCGTGGATGCAGGCCGTCGTCTGTCGAGCATCACCGACATGCAGGTGGGCGACAGCAATCAGAACGCTGCCGTGGGCACCACGATTGCGCTGCTGGAGAAGGGCTCCAGCGTGATGTCGGCCATCCACAAGCGCCTGCACTACGCACAGAAGCTGGAGTTCCAGCTCTTGGCCAAGGGTTTCGCTGAGTACCTGCCGCCCGAGTATCCGTACGACGTTCCTGGCGAGAGCCGCTTCATCAAGGCCAAGGACTTTGATGACCGGATCGACGTGCTGCCGGTGTCGGACCCCAACATTTTCTCGGTGGCGCAGCGCATCACCATGGCGCAGACGCAGTTGCAGCTCGCGCAGAGCGCGCCGCAGATGCACAACATGTACGAGGCATACCGCCGGATGTACGAAGCCATCGGCGTGCGGGATATCGATCAGATCCTGAACACGCAGAACGTGGACAAGCCCAAGGATCCGGCCAGTGAGAACTCGCAGGCCCTGGACGGCTCGCCGCTCAAGGCTTTCGCTGGCCAGCAGCATGATGCGCACATCATGACTCACCTGCTGTTTGGTATGTCGCCGATTGTTGGTGGCATGCCTCAGGTGGCCATGAATCTGCAAAAGCACGTGTTTGACCACATCCGCCTGAAGGCCGAAGAGGCTGTGGAGGCCGAACTATTCCAGCAGTACGGCACGGACCCTGAGGGAATGGTGTCGGCGCTGCAGCGGGAGGCGATGGTGGCCCTGAAAGTGGCCCAGTTCTTCCAGGAAGCCAAGCAGATGCAGTCCCAGATGATGGGCGATCAGACCGATCCGCTGGTCAAACTCAAGGAGCAGGAGCTCCAGCAGTCTGCACAGCGCGATCAGGCCCGAATCGCGGTGGACCAACAGCGTTTGGCCTTCGATCAGCAGAAGGAAAACAACGACATGGCCATCGAGCAAGCGAAACTAGCTCAGAAAGGAGCATCAGATGCCCAAAAAACCCAGCAAGTCATTGCCCAAAGTGCCCAAAGACGGCCCCAAGCCCGTTAAAAAGCCTTCGGCGGAGCCAAAAGTGACTTATGTTTATCGCAAGGATGCGTTCAACAAGGTAAAACTGGCTTGAAACTGGTGCTAATATGCACCGCAGCCTTCGGACAGGGGCCTATCTGTCTGCTTCATGGGGATATCCATGCTGGAATTCACTGAAACCCTGCTGCGAGAGATTCGAAGACTGCGTGAGGACACGTATTCGATGATCATCAGCGGCGGTGTTCGCGACATGGAGCAGTACAGGTTCCTGATGGGCCGGTTGGAAGGCTACAAGTTCGTGGAAGAGGCTGTTCAGTCCCTTCTGCGCAAGGCCGATGACTAGCAAAAGGACCTTCTGATGGAAATGACTGCTCTGGAAAAGAAGTGGGCGGAGGAAAAAGCCGCTCACGAGCCAGTTTTGGACGATGCTTACACGTCAGACGGGAGTCTGAACGTGGAAAAGCTCGAGGAATCGGTTCTGGACCGGATTCCGAAGCCAACTGGGTGGCGAATTGTCATTCTGCCGTACCGCGGCGCTGAGAAAACCAAGGGCGGTATCGTCCTGGCCGATCAGACGCGTCAACGCGAGCAGGTAGCGACAGTCTGCGGGTATGTTTTGTCGGTTGGCGACCTTGCGTACAAGGATGAAGCCAAATTCCCGAACGGAGCATGGTGCCAGAAGGGCGACTGGGTCATTTTTGGCCGGTATGCCGGGGCGCGGCTCAACATTGATGGCGGCGAGATCCGAATCTTGAACGATGACGAGATCTTGGCGCGGATTCAAGACCCCGAAGACATTCTTCACCTGTGAGGTAGACCATGGCAAACACAGTTCCCGACACACAGCTTGAGTTTGATCTGGGCGCGGACGAAAAACCGGCCGAGATCACTCTGGACGAGCCCGTTGACTCGTCTAAAGAGCAGATGGAGACTGCCAACAGGGCAGTAGCCGAGTCCCAGCCCGAAAGAGAGCAGCGCGAAGAGCTTGACCACGTCAGTGAGGCGGTTCAAAAGCGCATCGCCAAGCTGACTGCCCGCATGCGGGAGTCTGAGCGCCGTGAGCAGGCTGCTTTGGAGTACGCCCGCGGTCTGCAGAGCCAAGCGCAGGAGCTTCAGCAGAAGCTGGTCCACACGGACTACAGCCGCCTGAACGAAGCGAAGACCCGCCTGGAGACACAGCAGGCTACGCTGAAAGCCATCATCAAGAAGGCTCGCGAAGAGAACGACATTGACACCGAAACCGAGGCCACACAGCGTCTTTCTGAGCTGGTGATGGAGCAGCGTCAGGTGTCGGGTTGGATGCAGACGCAAGAGCAGCAGATTCGTCAGCCGCAGCCTGCTCCGCAGGTGCCTCAGCAGGCTCAAAGGGCTCAAGCAGCCCCGCCTGCCCCTTCTCCTCGTGCGGAGGAGTGGGCCGCTCGCAATACTTGGTTTGGCCAGGATCGCGTGCTGACCTACGGGGCCTGGGGCATCCACCAAACTCTCGTGGAAAACGAGGGATTTGACCCCACCAGCGACGAATACTATACTGAATTGGACCGCCGCCTTCGGGAGGAATTTCCGAAGCGGTTCCCGGATGAAAGTCCGCAACAAACCAACAGACAACAGCGTTCCGCGCCTGCTGTTGCCCCTGCTACCCGGAGTTCCGGAATCAATAGTGCGCGCCGTACTGTTCGGCTATCCCCGAGCCAAGTTGCTATCGCTAAGAAGCTGAATGTTCCTCTCGAGGAATATGCCAAGTACGTAAAGGAGTGAAATCATGAGCGAACCCAAAATCACCATCGACCGTGCCTCTCGCGCTTCCCGCGAAAAAGAATCACGTCGCCGCCCTTGGAAGCCTCCTTCACGTCTTGACGCCCCTCCCGCCCCTGAAGGTTTTCAGCATCGCTGGATTCGATCAGAGGTCAATGGGTTTGATGACCGGCAAAACATCTACGGACGTCTCCGCGAGGGCTACGAGCTAGTCCGACTGGAGGAGTTGCCCGAGGAATACCAAGGCATGCTGCCTACCATCGAAGATGGCAAGCACGCAGGCGTGGTTTCCGTAGGCGGCTTGATGCTGGCCCGCATTCCCCTTGAAACTGTCGAAGAGCGCAATGCTTATTTCGCCCAGAAGGCCCGGGATCAGTTGATTGCGGTCGATAACGAGATGCTGCGTGAGAACGCACACTCGTCAATGCGGATTCAGAGCCCCGAGCGGAGTTCGCGCACCACCTTCCGTAAGCCGGAATAATCTGGCTGATCATTCAATCTTCGGAGCTTACAAATGCCAAACGTCAATAAGGCCTTTGGATTGCGTCCCGTCGGTAACCTGTCTGCTACTGGTGCCCAGAAACAATATGGGTACTACATTCAGTCGGGCTATGCCACCGCGATCTATCAAGGTGACCTCGTGGTCGTCTATGACGGCTACATCATCAAGTACGACGCTGCCACGCACGCTGCCCCCACGGGCGTGTTCAACGGCGTGCAGTACAACGACCCCACTCGTGCCGACAAGCCGACCTGGAAGAACTATTACCCCGGTAATATCACTCCCAACATCGGCCCCATCGACTGCGAAGTGCTGGACGATCCGAGCCAACTGTTCCTGATCCAGGCTGCTGGCACGATCACCCAGGCCGACATCGGCAAGAACGCCGATCCGACCTCCGGTACCGGTGGCAGCAACATCACTGGTGTTTCTGCTGCTACGCTGGGCACCCCCGCCAAGACGGCTGCACTGACCATGAAGATTGTTGGCTTGAGCAATCAGGCTGGCAACGAGCTTGGCCAGTACGCAGTGGTCGTCGTTAAACTCAATCAACATCAGTACGGTAGCGTCGGTGTTGCAGCGGATGGAGCACCCTAATCATGGCAATCACCCGTTCACAACTTGTTAAAGAGCTGGAGCCAGGCCTGAACGCTCTGTTCGGTTTGGAGTACAAGCGTTACGAGAACGAGCACGAGGAGATCTTCTCCATCGAGACTTCGGATCGTGCGTTTGAAGAGGAAGTCATGCTGACCGGCTTCGGTGCAGCTCCGGTGAAGACTGAAGGCGCTGGCGTCCAGTACGACAACGCAATCGAGTCCTTCACTGCGCGCTACACCCACGAGACGATTGCCATGGCTTTCGCGCTGACCGAGGAAGCCGTTGAGGACAACCTCTACGACCGACTGGCTGGCCGCTACACCAAGGCAATGGCTCGTTCGATGGCCCACACCAAGCAGGTCAAGGGCGCTGCGGTTCTGAACAACGGCTTCGACGCCGCCTTCCCGGGCGGTGACGGCGTTTCGCTGTTCGCTACCAACCACCCCACGGCTCTCTCGGCCAACTTCGCCAACCGTCCCACGACTGGCGCAGACCTGAACGAGACGTCTCTGGAGCAGGGCATCATCGACATCGCCGCGTTCATCGACGAACGTGGCCTGAAGGTGGCGCTGACCGCACGCAAGCTGATCGTTCCGAAGGAGCTCCAGTTCACCGCTGAGCGCCTGATGAAGAGCACGCTGCGTACGGCCACGGCTGACAACGACATCAACGCGATCAAGTCCATGGGCCTGATCCCGGAGGGTTACTCTGTCAACCACTACCTGACTGACGTCAACGCTTGGTTCCTCATCACTGATGCCCCCAACGGCCTCAAGATGTTCGAGCGTTCGCCGATCAAGACCGCCTTTGAAGGCGACTTTGACACCGGCAACGTCCGTTACAAGGCTCGCGAGCGTTACAGCTTTGGCTGGAGCGACCCCCGCGGCGCCTACGGCTCTCCTGGCGCCTAATCAGCGTCGGAAACCGGGAAAAGGGGCCTTGTGCCCCTTTTCTTTTTGGCCTATATTCAATCCATTCCGGGGTCATCCCGTACGCCTGACAGTCCCGGCTGACGACATGCAGACAGGCGCGCTGAACTCGCATGTGAGGAAATTATGGCACGCACTACTTTCCAAGGTCCGCTCCGGTCTCTGTCGGGTGCATACACCCAAGGCCCGGGTTCGGTGGTTACCATCACCTCCAGCACGGTGCTTACCCCCGAAGCTCACGCGGGTCGGATTATTGTGGTTGGCGGCACTCTTGCAGCCAACGTGGTTCTTACGCTCCCCCCGATCAACACCACGGCTAACCCAGCTTCGTCGGGTCCGGGCGAGAACCCCAGCACGGCCAACAACCTTGGCGTCACCTATACGATCATGGTGCCGACCACGATTGCTACCAGCAGCCTGAAGATTGGCACCAACGGCACTGATCTGTACGTCGGCGGTGTTCTCTCCGTTGATACCGATACTTCCAACGCGCTGGCTTACTTCACGCCCAACGGGACGAGCAACGACTTCATCAACTTCAACGGTGGCACCACCGGTGGTGTTATCGGAACTTGGGTAGAGATCACCGCAATCG